GGTGGCGCCACATGACGGGCCAGGATAAGCCCGACGCGATGCCGAAGCCAGCGCTGCCGCAGTCCGCCGCGCCCGCGATGCCGAAGCCAGCGCTGCCAGCAATCCCGCAGCCCGCCGCACGATCCGCTGGCACGACGCAGGACAACCGTTCCTACAGCATCACGTTTCACCAGCAGCCTGGCCAGTCCGGCGCCGACGCGGCGCACGCGGTTAGCAAAATGCTGGGCGCACCGCCCGCAGCGCTGGGTTCGGGCCTTTACGATTCGGGGTTTTAAGGCATGGCAGCAGACAGCGGCAACAACCCGGTAATGATGGTCCTGGGTGACTTTCAATTTTCTCTGAACACGCTTGTGTTCCAGGAATGGGCGCGGACCACGGGCTGGAAGTGGCCCGCCCAGGAACGCTTCGGACAACTGGACGCGCTGCAATTCACGGGGCCTGACGCGGAAACGCTGCAACTACCGGGCGTCCTGTATCCGAACTGGCGCGGCGATATTTCAAGCCTGGATGAACTGCGCAGCATGGGCGACAACGGCCAGCCGTTCCTGCTGGTGGACAGCATGGGATACGTACAGGGCCGCTGGGTTATCCAAAAGCTGGACGAGAAGCAGACGAGCCACGGCACGGACGGAACGCCGCGCAAGGTGGAATTCACGCTGGAACTGCGCAAGTTTGACGACGGCGAACCCGCCGACAACGGCAGCAGCATTCTGGACAAGGTTTCCAGCGTGGCGTCGAGCGTGACGAGCGGCACGACGGCCAGCGCGCTGTCTGGATTCGCGGGCATGGCGAAATCCGTTCAGTCTAGCGCGGCCACGGCGCTGGGGACGCTGAAAAGCGCGGCGGCGCAAGTTACCAGCGTGGTGGCGCCCGTGCTGTCCGACGCGGCCAGCGCGGTGGGCGCGCTGAACCGATCCATCGACGTGGTGAACGACCTACGGGCGACCGCCAACGACGTGGCCGCGCAGGTTAAATCCATTGGCACTATCGGCGGCGCATTGAGCGGCACGAAAACGCTGATGGATAAGGTTTCCGCGCTGGGGATTCATGCGGCATCGGCCACGCGCGTGGTGGAAAACATCAGCCTTTCCGCTGGTTCCGTGGCGCCCGCCGTGGCCAGCGCCCTTAAATCCGCATCGACGGCCACCACGGGCGTTTCCAGCCTGCTGGCGAGCGCGGACAGCGCGGCCAGTGCATTGCTTAAGAAGCTGACAACATGAGCCTGGTTTATACGACGAGCGACGGCGATACAGCGGACTATATCGCGTGGAAGCAGTACGGCGCGGTAACGCCTGCGATCCTGGCAGCGCTGCTGGCCGCGAACCTTGGACTGGCTGACCAGGGGCCGCTGCTGCCTGCTGGGCTGTCCGTGGTGCTGCCCGTCATCGACAAGGCCACCGAAGTGGCAAGCGACCAGGGGGTTACGCTGTGGACGTGAACGTGAACCCGGCCTATTCGCTGACGGCGAACGACCAGGACATTACGGCCATCATCGTGGACCGTTTCGTATCGTTGCGCCTGGTTGACGAATCGGGCGACAACGCTGATTCACTGGAAATCGTCCTGGCGAACCACGACCCGGCAAAGCGAATCAAGCGCCCGCCGACCGGCGCCGAACTGGCGCTGTCCCTGGGATACGACGGCAAGCTGGTGAAGAAAGGCATTTTCGTGTGCGATGGCGTGCGCCTGTCTGGATTCCCCGACCGAATGACCATCAGGGCGAAGGCCGCGCCGTGGGATGAAACGCCGAAGGGCAAGACCGATTTCCAAAGCCACAAGACGCGCGCCTGGAAGGTAGGAACGACCATTGGCGCGATGGTCCAAAAGATGGCCCAGGAACACGGCATGGAAGCCAGGGTGGCCAGCGAACTGGCCAGCATCAAACTGCCGCACGTGGACCAGTCCGAAGAATCGGATATGAACCTGCTTTTGCGCCTGGCGAAGAAATACGACGCCATCGCAAAGCCTGCGGGCGGAAAACTGATTTTCACGAAGCGCGGCGCGGCCACGAACGTAAGCGGGGCAGCGCTGCCGAAAATCGCGGTAACGGCGGACCAGTGCGGCGCCTATGAAATGGACCAGACCACGCGCGAATCCGCTGGCACAGTGGTGGCTTACTATCACGCGAAGCGAACCGCGAAGCGCCACGAAGTGACGGCGGGCACGGGCGAGCCGGTGAAGCGCCTAAAGCAATATTTCACCACGGCGGAAATGGCGCTGGCCGCCGCGAAAGCGGAACTGGCCAGGCGCGCGCGGGGCGAATTCAAGCTGTCCATCAACGTGCCAGGCGACCCGCAGATTACGGCGGAATGTCTGCTGGACCTGTCCGGCTTCCTGGACGACGACGTGAACGGGGAATGGCTGGTGAAGCGCGCAGAGCACGCGCTTTCGAAGGGGCAAGCATACCGCTGCATCATCGACTGCGAGCGCCCAAACAGCGATGCAGACGTGGCGGCGGTAATGAGCGGGACCACGGCGGACAGTGCGGCGGAATAGCCCTTGCATACCTGGCTGATGCCCGGTAAAATTTCCCTCTCGCTATGCATCCCCCGGTGTTAAAGCGTGGCCGACACTGTGGAAACCGCAGTGGCCAGGTGCAGGTGGAAACCGCCGTTAAAGTCACCAAGAAAAACCCGCCGCGCGCGGGTTTTTTTGCGCCTGTCGATTGTCCAGAAGGACGAAGCGCGGCTGCGCCGCTTGAAAGACATATCCAGAAGGACGATAAAACCATCGCGGGACCGCGCCACGCGCCCGTGGCGCCGCTGACGGCCGTTCGGATGCGCCAGACTATCCAGAAGGACGAAGCAGGCCGCTGCGCGGCCTGCCGGTGGTTTATTCGTCCGCTTCGCCTTCGGTATCCATCGCGCCGTGGACGGGGCAGTGGGGCGGGCCGATTTCCAGCCACCTGCTGGTTACGCGGACGGTGTAGCCGCATTCGGCGCAGCAGGCTTTAATCAGCCGCGTCTTTTGCTTTTTCTTCGCGTTCGAGCTGGGCTTTTCATCATCCAGGCCAGAACCTTCGCCGTCTTCGGCCTGGGCTGCGCCGTGGTCATCGCGCCAGGACAGCTTCGCATGCGGAAGCTGTCCCAGCTTTGCGACGAACGGCGCCACCCATTCAATGAACGCGGGGCCTGGCGTGGTGGCCGTCATCGGGCGGTTCAGGCCCAGCGCAAGCGCCATTTTCTCGAAGTTACCACGGTGGCCGCACTTGAACCCCACTGCGGCATGGATCAATTCATGCGCGAGCACGCCCGCAATGGTGTTCGAATCGTCCTGGACTGGCGAAATCAGGATTTCGAAACGCTTATCTGCGCTGTTATTGCTGTGCCAGCACTCCCCGCCGATTTTCTTTGTCTTTCCCGCTGACGTGAAGCCGACCGCGACGCGGAAGGGCGGGATTGTGTGGCCCAATTCTTCGAAGCGCGGCGCCATCAGCGCGGCCATTTCGTTAAGCCACGTTTCCCGGTTCATCGTCTGCATGTTGAAAGCCCCTTTCGTTTGTCGTTAGTGCGTTTAAACGCAATGACGTGATTCTATGTGTTTGCTTTTGGAAATGCAAGCGGGCACAAAAAAGCCCGCGACCGGCGCGGGCTGTGGCTTATAAGGGCAAACCCTCAAAACGGAATGTCATCATCCATCGAGTCGAAGCCACCACCGCTGGCGGGCGGGCCTGCGGTGCGCGACGGCTGCGAAGCGGGGCGTTCGCTGCGCGGTGCGCCGCCGCCGTCCTGGCCATCACGCCGACCGCCCAGCATCAGCATTTCGTCGGCGCGAATTTCCGTGCTGTACTTTTCGACGCCTGCCTGGTCCGTCCACTTGCGAGTCCGCAGGCTGCCTGCGATGTACACCTGGGCGCCTTTCTTCAAATACTCGTTCATGATTTCGGCCAGCTTGCCGAAGGCGCTGACGCGATGCCATTCGGTGGCTTCCTTCTTTTCGCCAGTGCTTTTGTCTTTCCACGAGTCCGTGGTTGCGATGCGCAGCGAACAGACCGCATCACCGCTAGGCAAAAACCGCCCTTCGGGATCGGCGCCCAGGTGGCCAATCAATTCGACTTTGTTAAGGGATGCCATATAGTTTTCTGTTGTATGTGGGCGGCGCTAGTTAAGCGAAGGTGGACGGCTGCGCGACGGCGCGAGTAAGAAGCATGAAGCCAACGCGCAGGCTGCGAATTCCTTCTTCTTCCCAGCCCATTGCATCGATGGCGACCGCCTGCAATTCTTCGTCGCCCTTTGCGTCGCGGTATTGGCGCGCAGTGCGCTTTTGCACTTCGTCCACCAGCGCTTTCGTGGCTTCGCCGTGGGCGGTAATGCGGGCCAGCAGTTCGTTCGTTGCCTGGTCCTGGCTGCCTGCTGCTGCGATTTGTTGAGTGTTCATTTTGCTATTTTCCCGGTGTTAAAACCGCCCGAACAAAAGTGCAACGGGCGGGTATCTATTATCGATTAAAACGCTCAAATTCGCGAGCACAATTAGGACCACAAAACAGCCTTTTATCGTCGCCCGCAAACTCTTCCCCGCACCGCTGATTCAAGCAGAAACCAGCAGCCACAACCTGCGCCGATCCGTTGGCGCGTTCCCTTTGAGCCATTAGCGCCTGGGCCAGATCGATTTCGATTCTGTCCTGCGCCCTGTCGAAATCATCCGGCATTCACAACACCTTCCCGGTGGTGGCGTTCCATCGCGATAACGGCGCCTGCCGTGTACACGATGGCGCCCAGCAGTTCGCGGATGGCGGCGGCATGTTCCAGGCGCTGCGCTTCCTGCGCCTTCTTCGCGGCCTGGCCCAGCGCGAACCCAGGGCCGTACAGATCGCACAGCGCTTGCATCGGCTGCGCATCGAACGCCTGGCCCGTCGAGTGGCGTTCTTTGCCCTTACCGTGCGCGGCCTGCGAGAAGGCGCGAGCCAGGACGCGAGCCAGGCTGTTGTAACCTTCGGCATCCAGGATTACAGCGGAGTCCGGGACCGCAAAGACTTTTGCCATATCGCGCTGGACTTGTTCGCGGCTGATGCCGAGCGCCACGGCGGTGGCGTCGAATTCATCGGCGCGGGCAACCGGCGCCAGGTCATCGGCGCCTACCGTATAGAGCCGCGCCAGTTCGCGTTCGTCGCCATCGAACAGCACGACGC